GGAAAATTAAGGGGTTGGTTAAATCAAATAGTAAAATGAAGATAAATCAGAAACAGAGAGTGTTAAGACACTTGAAAGAAGTAGGACCTTTGACATCGTTAGAGGCTATGAAAGAGTACGGAATTATGAGGCTAACATCTAGGATATGCGAATTGAAAGATGAAGGACATAAGATTAGAAGTGAGTTTGTTAGTAGCACTAACAGATACAAAGAGCCTGTGTCGTTTAGCAAATACACATTAATACAATGAGTTTGTTAAATACATTTTTTGTCATTGCACTTTGAACACAGAATGGATAAAAAACAAAAAGAATGGCAAAAAAGAAACCGACAATATCAAAACTCAAAAAAGAGTTAGATAAGGTTTTCAGTCAATATGTAAGATTAGCAAGTGCAGACCATACTGAAAAACATTGGAAAGAAATACAAGCAGGGCATTTTATGAGCCGTAAGCATAGTGCAACAAGATGGCATCTTGATAATGTTAAGCCTCAATGTGTCAAATGTAATATGTTTTCGCAAGGAGAACAATACCGATTTGGGCAAGAATTAGGCGACGAGGTAGCACAAGAAATGGAATACCTATCCAAGACTACAATGAAACTAAATGTATCGGATTTGCAAGAAGAAATAGCGAGATACAAGGAACTGCTAAAACAATTAACATAGCATTGTTTATATCTTTTCAAGAAATAATATAAAAAAAACTTGCATATTTCATATACTTGCGTGTGGAAATTACACAAAAAGAATATGACAAGCTATTAAATATAGCACAGAACATTTGTAAGACTGATTACGCAGAAGATTTACTGCACGAATGTTTCGAGGCGATGTATAAATATCCCACAGAGGAATTACAATCTATCAAAGAAAATGGTAGGTTGTTTTTTTTTGGTGCAAGAATAATGGCTAATATGTATCACTCTAAAACAAGTCGTTATTACTACAAAATAAAGAAGTACAATCAGCAACACATTGATAACCAAGACACTAATTTAGATAAATTTATATTTACTAATGATAGCACTGACGAAAAGTTAGAATTGATAAATCATATATTGAGCGAAATGTATTGGTATGACAGAGAGTTATTTAAGCTATATTTCTTTGGAGATAACAACGGCTCAAAATATACATACACATCATTAGCTGAAAAGACAGGAATAAGCAGACGCAGTATTTTCTATACAATAAAGAATGTTAAATTACATATAAGAAAACAACTAAATGAAATTGTCTGACTTAATAGATATAGCAGAGTTTAATATACCTGTTATTGAATTTTATAATAATCAAAATGAATTAGAATATCTTGTTGATTTAAACGAAATAGAGTTTGAAGATATAGATGTTGTTTATTCAAAAGGTAATATGCCATTTGGCATAATAAAACTAAAGAGAAAACATGACGGAGAAAGCAAGTTTAATGATGAAATCATATAACTATCTCAAAGCAGTTAGCAAGAGAGTGTTAGGAGGTTTCGAGAATGTAGATGAAGTTACATATTATGATAGGGTACACGCCTGTTCAAGATGCGAGTTCTTAATTCACGAAGAAAAAGAATGTGGTAAGTGTGGTTGTCCTATTGAAACAAAAGCATCTTGGAAACAAAAGCACAAAAAGAGGAAATGGAATTAGTATGGGAAAACATTAAGACAGGTGTTGCAAGTAGTCAGCATTGGAAGTCTAGAATGTTTGTTTTATATAATGAAATACACGGAACAAATTACAAAGGCAATACTAATTGCTCTAGTTGTATAGGGAGTGTATATAGTTATTTCACAACTGAAATGCAAAAGCCAAAAAAGAAGAAGAATGTCAAAAAGTAAGTATTACTACGATTACACAAGAAACACAGGAGAGGTTGAAGAAGTAATCACTCCTACTTATTACAATGGAGTATTTAAAGGAATAGAGGCTCACGATGTAATTGATGATTTCTTATTGTCATACAATATAGGTACGGCAGTTACCTACTTGTTACGAGCAGGTAAGAAACCAAATAACCCTGCAAAGCAAGACATACAAAAAGCAATAGACCACTTAAAATTTGAACTAAAATTAATTGAAAAGAAAAATGGAAATAGTAAATCTTAAGATTACGAAGTTAAAGCAAAACCCTGACAACCCAAGACTTATCAAAGATGACAAGTTTAACAAGTTGGTAAATAGCATAAAGGAGTTTCCTGAAATGTTAAATCTAAAGCCAATAGTCGTTGATGAGAAGATGATTATTCTTGGTGGCAATATGAGATACAAAGCTTGTAGACATTTGCATATGAAAGAAGTGCCGGTGCTTGTTTACACAGAGGAGTTTCACTTGACTACAAAAGCATATTTAGAGTACGGAAAGTCGTATGAAGATGCGAAGAAAGAATTTGTAATCAAAGATAATGTAACCTATGGAGATTGGGATTGGGATATTCTAGCAAACGAGTGGGATAATGCAAGTCTAAACGATTGGGCATTAGATGTATGGCAACCTGAAGATATAGATTACGACCCAAACTTAAGTCCTGACACGCAGTATTCTGAAATAACTCGTGAGCAGATTGAGAAAGAGGCGAAGAAATTAGCAGAACAAATGCTAAAAGAGAGTAAGAATATTGAGGTTGTTTGTCCTCATTGTAGCGAGGAGTTTGAAGTACAGGTAGGATAATGACACACGAAGAACTAAAAGAGGCATTGTTAAGTAAGAAGTGGAAAAAGACTACAACCTTTAAGACATATCCACACTCATATTCTTTAGAAAGGAATTGGGAGGATAAAGAATTGTTCAGGAAAGTATGGAGATTTATACGAAAGAATGGCAGAGAGGTTACTTGGTTTAGAAGAATATATAGATACTACGATGTAGATGACCACTATTATTGGGCAATGTTTACACACGACGGCGAGGGAATAATTAACAGAGCGAAACTAAAAGATGAAGAATAAACCTGCCATATCCGTAAAAGAGATAGCTTGGGAAATCGTAGCTAAATACGAATTAGCAGCTAAAAACGAGGGTTTATCCTTTGCTAAAAACTCTGTGTATCACGGCTTTTACTATAATGATATATTATTTGGAATAGGTGCATTATTATATAGAGGAAAGGACTGCACATTTAAGTCTCACTTTGTATTTCCTCCTTTTCGCAAACGAGGATTATATGGCAAGGCATTTTTATTGCAGAAAGAGATAGCATTTAGCAAAGGTGTTAGATACCTATATGGTAATTGTACAAAGATGAGTGTAGGAACACACATAAGATTGGGAGCAGAAGTAGTAGAAGAATTTAGAAACGGAATAACAAGACTAAGGTATGAAAATATATAACAAGAAGAATGTTTATGAGGCTGCACTTGAAAGAGTTAGATACTTGTATGATGAGTTTGACAATGTAGTAGTATCTTTTAGTGGTGGAAAGGATAGCACGGCAACATTACATATAGCATTAGAGGTAGCCAAAGAGAAAGGTAGATTGCCTGTTCCTGTTATGTTTCTAGACCAAGAGGCAGAGTGGCAGGGTACAGTTGATTATGTAAAAGAGGTAATGTACCGAGAAGATGTAAAACCTTATTGGTATCAAATACCTATGAAGATAACTAACAACGCATCAAGTACAAATCGTTACCACGAGTGTTGGAATGAAGATGAGAAAGATGGTTGGTTACACCCACAAGATGAAATATCTATAAAGGAGAATAGGTTTGGAACAGACAGATTTCACGAAATGTTTACCAAGATTGCTGATGTAGATTTCCCTGATAGCACAATTTATTTAGCAGGTGTAAGAACAGAGGAGGCACCTAAACGATATATAGCTTTGACAAGTGGTATAACATATAAGGATATAACTTGGGGTAAATACCTAAATAAGAAAAGACATCAGTACACATTCTATCCGTTGTACGATTGGAGTTATACAGACATTTGGAAATATATCCAAGATAATAACTTTAGCTACAACAAAATCTATGACGAGTATTATAGACACGGAGTAAGAATTAACGATATGCGAATTTCTAACCTACACCACGAGACTGCCTTGCAATCCCTTACTCTCGTGCAGGAAATAGAGCCTGACACTTGGAATAAGATAGCAAAGAAGATTGAGGGTGCTAATACTATCAAGCATATACAGAAGAATAGCTTTACTTGTCCTAAAGAATTGCCATATATGTTTGAGGATTGGAGAGAGTATGCTTTGCATTTAGCAAATCACTTAATCTTTGAAGATGAAATGCGAGATTTATTAGACAGAAAGATAGCATCAGGAAGTATATATCACGAGGGAGCAATAGGAAATGATTATTGGAGAGCAATAATAAATACTATATTGTCAAGCGACTTTGACTTTACCAAGCTTACGAATTGGACTATGAATGCCAATGTAGATACATACAGGAGAGTAACTAAAAACCCTCTAGGAAAAGACAAGGTAAAACATAAGTGGATTAAGGCAATGACATTAAGCACCAAGTATATAACAGTAGAACAGAAATTAGACATCTTAAATTATTTTAAAAATGGAGAGCATAAAAAGTAGTATCAAAAAAGAGTTTGACAAGGCAGAAGATAAAGCCAAGTTTCTAAACGAGTTAAGAGAATATCTACACACAGACATATCAATAGTATCACAACCTGTTGATTTTGTAAGATGGGTACCTGTCGATATGGTATTACCAAACGATTACAACCCTAATTCTGTGGCAAAAGTAGAAATGGGTTTATTATATAAGTCAATAAAGCACGACGGATATACACAACCTATCGTAACTATATATGATGAGGACTTAAAGAAGTATGTAATTGTAGACGGCTTTCACAGATATTTTACTTGTAAGAATAATGCAGACATACGAGAAAGAAACAAAGGACTATTACCTATCGTAGTTATTGAGAAAGATATAAACGAGAGAATGGCTGCAACTGTAAGACACAACAGAGCAAGAGGAGAACACTCGGTAAGTGGTATGTCTAATATGGTATTTGATATGTTAGAGAATGGTTGGACAGAGGAGGCTATCTGTAATCATTTAGGTATGGAGCCTGAAGAAGTGCTAAAGTTAAAGCATATCACAGGCTTTAGTAAACTATTTGAAAAGGTAGAATACAAGAAGTCTTGGCAGACTAAAAATCAATTAAGAATTAGAAAAGAGTTTAAGGAGAAAGATGAACAAAACTGAACACAATAAAAAGGCAGTTTTAGAGGCATTAGAAAAATCATTAGGTGTCGTAACAACTGCTTGTAAGCAAGTAGGCATTGGTAGAACAATATACTATGAGTGGCTAAAGACTGATGAGGAGTTTAAAAAAGCAGTAACAGAATTAGAGAATGTAGCATTAGACTATGCAGAAAGTCAGCTACACTCACAGATTGGTAAAGGAAATAGTACGGCTACAATATTCTATCTCAAAACCAAAGGCAAAAGGAGGGGATATATTGAGAGGAGTGAGTTAGACCTAACGAGTGGCAATGAGCCAATACAGATAAATATCAAATTAACTGATGAAGATTGATTGTGAATTTACACCTAAACAAAGTCTTGCTTTCAAATATCTTATGGACAACACTACTAGTGAGTTGTTGTTTGGAGGCGGTGCAGGAGGTGGAAAATCATATCTTGGTTGTGCTTGGATAATTATATCCTGTGTAAAGTACAAAGGCATCAGGTGCCTGATAGGCAGGAGTAAACTGCACAACCTAAAGCAAACAACATTAAACACATTCTTCGAGATATGTACGGCTTGGGGATTGCAAACAGGTAAAGACTATAACTATAATGCGAGTAGTAATGTAATACGATTTTGGAATGGTAGTGAAGTTCTTCTTAAAGATTTGTTCCATTATCCTAGCGACCCTAATTATGATAGCTTGGGTAGTTTGGAACTTACTTATGCTTTTGTCGATGAGTGTAATCAGATTACTCACAAAGCGAAAGCAATACTTTCGTCAAGATTAAGATACAGGCTTGATGAGTATGGTCTAATACCAAAGACCTTTATGTCTTGTAACCCTGCAAAGAATTGGGTGTACAACGAGTTTTATCTTCCACACAAGAATAATGAGTTAGAGCCATACAGAAAATTCATACAATCATTAGCAAGTGATAACCTCAATGTAAGTAAGCATTACGAGGCACAACTACAAAAGCTTGATGAGATAAGTAAGCAGAGATTGTTGTATGGTAATTGGGAGTTTGACGATAGCGAGGATAAGCTAATCGAATACAACGCAATTCTAAACCTATTTGACAATACACATATTGAGGAGGGAGATAAATACATAACGGCTGATATTGCTCGATTTGGTAAAGACAAGACTGTAATCATATATTGGAATGGCTTACGAGCAGAGAAGATTAAGGTTATGGATAC